TCAGCGAGCCATGGTTTCATACTAACCATACGACTGGTATTTGCAGCCCGTATCATCTCAGTGGCCAAAGCAGAAGCAATTGGAACACCAAAACTAGCGGCACGCTCACATTGACCAAGAGTGTTAACGTAAGCGGCCGCTTTATACCGACCATAATTACGAGTGGTCCAGCTAGTACGACCCATGATTCGTTCAGGTTTGCGCGACATGGTTGGTCCATAATGAGTATCGATCAACCTAGCCTGACAGAATTCAGCACGATGAATGCTGAACGCTACCTCAAACTTCATTTTAAACCCATATTTAGCAAACAACCCAATCTCACGCGCACGGGGTAAATCTATGCGCTCAATTACGACTAATGAATCATCTCCATTGACCATAATTGAGTGCTTAGTAACACCCGTCTCAAACAAATACTGTTTTAACATTGAATACATAATGAGTGAATTGCCCAGACCCGTATCCATATCGCCACTCATCCTAGTCCCAAAGGTCTTAAATTTAATCCCTTTGCGGGATGAACCGCGATTTACATACGTCTTCTTCCACAACCACGCCATTTGGCGATGATAACGTCTGGGAAATAGACTCAAATAACAATGGAAACAATACTCGAGCCACAATACATCAACATGAGCATCAAACTTTGATGCATCCAACATAAGATAAACAGGATCCACAAAATGGGAACTCTTCAATAGAAGTTCCCTAGCAATAGTAAAGGGATCCTTTTTACCTATGATGTATGTATCATAGTGATCTTTAAGTGAATAAAACCATGCCTCAATAGGCTTGGTGAATCGGGCCTGAGCAAGAGCAAAAATAGGATTGCGAAACTGAATAGCACGGGGTGCCTTTTCAGGCACTCCCATTTCATGGTCATCTTTACAAAAAAGGGTAACACGGGCATGCTTTTCTAACAAACCAACACGATGAAAATCCTGTTGAGCTTGGAAATACTTGGCACGCCACGGACCTTTGTAAGAGTTGACGACCTTAGACCGTTTCCAAGGGATTAAAGAAACATAATTATCCCTAAGAAGTTCGTGGAAGTGACGCATAACATTGAGGTCACGACAATCACGATTGAGAGGATGTCGTACAATAGAGGGAGTGGCCACTTGATGCCGGTAAGCCAAAGCGACATACTGATTACACAAACAACCATTATGGGTCCAACTAACACATGGGCCAGACAATCCATTGGTTGCATGAGGAAACGTTTGCCGGTTGACAATACACTGTGTAGGCCTCCACTTAATCCAAGACTTACACCGTGGAACGGGACTCTTCGACATAAGTGGAAGCATACAAACAGCATCATAGCCACGGCCCTAGGCCACAGGGGGTTTGTACATCTTCAAAATTTTATTTGGAAGAAATCCAAACCACCTTCGTTTAGATGTCTCGCCCTGGCGCTTAAATCGGGTAACTTTATTAATATCCCGATACAGTCCAGCGCGCGTCATCATATCAACGCAGAGAACCTCACTTCGTGTGGGAATCATGGCAGCAGCAACGGTCCAATGAATAACTTCCAAAAGTAACATCCGGTCCAGATGATTCACACGATATTGCTTAAGGAAGGTATTGGCTTCCCTATGCAATTTACCATGAGTCTCAGCAACTGTACCGAGCGCCATATTAAAACTCTTAAGATGGGCATATAATTCCATGTCCACATAAACCAATGTGCGAACATCCATCATTGCCGACAACGTAAGAGTCTTAACTGGACGATTTTCATCAGAACCATAAGCATAATTACCCACATTCGAGGGACCGCCACTTTCAGGATAGAGGGCGGTAATTGGGACTCTTTCACAAACAACCACATCACCCATCGTTTTCAACTGCCACCTCTCATCAGGGTAGCGCTCGCTAGCGATAGGGACGAGATTATCACCGGTTTTGAGCCGGGATGAATAACGGTCATGCCACATACCCAAACTGACAAACTGCGTCTCCTGCTCTTTAGCAAATGAATCAATAAACCTCAGAAACCTCTCAACAAGGGTAAGTTTCTCAACAACCTCAGGAACGATGATGTCTTGTTCCACCACAACACGTGGTGGACACAATACATCATCCTCCGGGTCGTCAGGCCACAAAAGAGCAGGGACATAGTTAACAGCTAGGGGTGTGTCTTCAACCGTCAACAATGGTAGAACAGAATTTTCTGCAACAACCGGATCTACGACTTCCGGAAGAGCATTAGGTGCAATAGGAACAGAAGGGGGGGGAACGGCGTAGCAACCAGAATCAAAAATTAGACCATTATAAACCGGTGCACGCAAGTGTTCAAAAACACATTCTGAAAGCTTTGCACGCATCGGTTTACATTGGGAAAAAGTGGCTTTTTGCCATTTTATTGACTCAGTACTTGCCTCGGCTAGCATCGGTTTCAAGAAGCCAGCTTGCAATAAACTGCTCGCCGACAATCTCAGTGACCCGTTGCTTGAACTGCCAACGCGAAGTCTCCCAGACCGCACGAATTTCACTACGGACTCGGAAGGACTCCGCGTTCCGAAGCCAGGCTGCAAATCTCGTGATGTTGTGCTGGGCGGCATGTGCCCCGCTGCGATGAGTCTTTGCATCATTTGCAGACGCCGACGACGATTGCGACGAAGAGCCGACTTTGACAAACCACTGCTGCCATTCTCCGACATCAAACTTGAAGTCGGCCCTGAATGATCCGAGGGCAAAGAAGGCAGCTTCTGCAACGTTTTGGCCTTGGGTAGCCAAAACTGCGGCGTAAGCTGCTCGAGCCTGCTCGACGTCCATTCGTTTGAGGGATGAAAATATTGGGAAGGCAGCTGCATGAGCTTTGTTGCCAAGGCTGGCCCACTTACTCCTACGGTCAACTCGCTTACCGAAGGCGAGGTATTCAAAGTGTGCGGTACTGGGGAAGGGCATAAGTTTGACAATCCACCTATGATAGGTGAGCACCTGACCCCGGAAACCCGCAACTTGTTTGAACACAACACCGGCGATGGCGGCAGAGACCTGAGCAACTGACGCGAACTGACGGATAGCCTCCTCCCGCTCCAACTGGCCATCGTAGATTTGGAAAATAATCAAAAGGAAAGGAACAATTGTGGTCTTCTTAGACTCACACCAATCTGCGATTTGCCTAAACCACAGACGTAACTCACTATTGATACGTTCAGCAACGTCACGGCGTTTGTTAAATCGGCGAGTCGTTGAACTCTTATACCGTGTAATCGGCTCAGAGATTGACAACAAGTCGGCAATATCAACAACACTGGATGTACTGGACATCAAATCAAAACAATAACACAAATAACCTAAATAAGTTTCAAATAGCGCACCTTCAAGATGGGCACACTCAAGACAAGAAGTATAATACTCTTTACTCGCAACTGAAACGTCAACACCTAGGCTCCAAAACTTGGACAGATAACCACGATAATTGTGCTGTACAGTATAACCAACAGTTAACAAATGGGCAACCCGTGAATTAAATTCGGAAACACTAAGGGGACGTTCGTAAATCTGAAACAGAAAAATTTTATTACCA